TGCCTGAAGATATAGATTTATATATGAGATATAACTATAAGGAAATGGTAGAGGAAACAGCTCAAGATGGATTAGAATATTTAGTAAATAGATATAATTATAAAGATTTATTCAAAGAAGGCTTTAGAGATTTATTAGTAACTGGTAAAGAATTTTTTAAAGTTGATATACTTGATAGAGACCCGCAAGTAAGAAGAATAGACCCAAGAGCCATAGTATATGATATTGGTGTAAACTCTGATTATTTAGATGATGCATCTTGGATTGGAGAAGAAAGATGGTTATCACTAAATGAAATTATAGATGAGTATAGAGATGAGCTGACTGAAGAAGACGTTAATATAATTGCAGAAATGTCACGTATTTATAGTCATGACCAGCTAGCTAATTATAATTCCAATATAGACTGGATTAATATGTATGAAGATTCAGAGAACAGAATTAGAGTTATATCTTGTGAATGGAAATCAGTTAGAGCTTTAAAATTTAAAATATCTGAAAATAAGTATGACCCAAGCAGACCATTTAAAAAATTAGTTGCTGATGATTATAAGCCTAGAAAAAACGAAACAGTTGAAACAAGGTATGTAGATGATATATGGGAAGCAACTAAGATTGGTGGTAGAGTATTAGTAAGAGCACAGCGTAGACCAAATCAAGTAAGGTCAGTAGATGATGCTGGAAGTACAGGCTTATCTTATATTGGTGTAGTTAGAAACAATACAACAGGACGTTCTTTATCTATGGTAGATTTATTAAAGAATGTGCAAATGCTATATAATATAGTTATGTATCATATTGAACTTGCTATGGCGCGTTCTGGAGGTAAAGCAGTGGTATACGACACATCTCAACTACCTACAAATTTAGGTATGGATATGCAGACTGTTCTGTATCATTTAAAAACTGATGGTATTATACCTATAAATTCTAAAGAAGAGGGAGGTCAGATGGCTAACTTTAATCAGTTTCAGCAAATTGACTTTACATTATCACAATCTGTACAACAACTTATTAATTTAAAATTAATGTTAGAACAAACTGCTGGAAATATTTCAGGAGTAAGCCCACAAAGAGAAGGAGCTGTAGGACAATATGAATATGTAGGTAATGTACAAAGAAGTGTTGTTCAGTCAGCAACTATTACAGAAAGCTGGTTCTATTCTCATGTACAGTGTAAGAAAAGAATATATGAAAGACTATGTAACTTAATGAAAATGTCATGGGCAGGAGGTAAAAAAGGAGCTGTTATATTGGGTGATGGTGCATATAAATTCTTAAATGTTATGCCAGAAATTGCATTACAGGATTTTGGAGTATTTGTTGGAGACAGCGGAAAAGATGATGCTATGAAGCAAGCAGTACAACAATTATCGCAAGCGGCATTACAATCTGGACAAATCAGTTTGCTTGATGTAATTAAAGTAATGAAAGCTGATACAATGACTGAAGCTGAACACGTACTTGAAAGAGGAATGGATGAAATGAAAAAACAAGTAGCTGTTCAAAAACAGCAAGAACAAGAAATGTTACAAGCTCAGGCACAAGCTGCTATGCAAGAAAAAGAAGCTGATGCAGAAATTAAAAAGATGGATAATGATACAAGCATTAGAGTTGCAGAGATAGGAGCACAAGCTAGAGTACAAGTAGCTGAAATAGCATCTGACGATAAGCGTGACATTACTGATTTAAAAGAAAGAGTTGCAATGGATAAAGAAGTTCTTAAAGATATGTTAGCTAAAGATAAGGAAGGAACTACTGGCGCAGTAGGAACAACTGAAGAACAGATGCAAGAAGCAACACAGACAGTATTAGATAATTCATAAAAAAAAGTATTATATTTGCAAAATAGGGACTAAAATAAAAAACAATGGCAGAAGAAAAATCAAAATTAGTAGAGGAAGTACAATCTACAACAGAAGAAACACAAGAAACAGGCTTTGACCCAACAGCTTTTACATCTGAAGAACCAGTTGAAGAAAAGAAAGAAGCAAAAACCGAAGACGCAGTTGAAGACACAACTGAAGATGTTAAAGGTTTAGAAGAAGAAATGGCTGAACAATCAGAAGAAAAAGAAGAGGGGTTTAGTTGGGATTCTATAGAAACTGAAACAAAAGAAGAAGCAAAAGCTGACGAACAAGATGTTGATTGGGACGATGAACTTGTACCAAAAGCAGAAGAAAAAGAAGAAGCAACTGATATAGATTGGAAGTCGGTTGCAAAAACATTAGGCTTAGATGAAAATACTTCAGTAGAAGAAATTAAAGAAAAATTACAACCTAAGCAAGAAACGGAACAGCCAGCTCAAACTGACAATACATCAAAACTAAAAGAATTTTTAAAATTGTCAGATAAAGAACTATTAGCAGAAGAAATGAAAGCTGATGGAATGGCAGAGGACAAAATTGAAGAAGCATTAGATAAAATGGAAGATTCAGGTTTGTTAATCAGGGAAGCACATAGAATTAGAAGACAGTTACAGTCAGCTATTAAGCAAGAAGCACAGCAAGAACAATTACAAGCTGTGGAACAAGAAAAGATTCAAAAGCAACAAGCTGACAAAAACAGAAAAGAGCTTCAACAGTACATCAAAACAATGGAAAACTTTATGGGTGGAAAAGTAAATAATAAAGACAAGCAAGAAGCATACAAGTATATTGTATCGGGTGATATGCAACAAGACATATGGAAATCTCATACCAATGCGTCTGAGGTAGCTATGTTTTTGCTATACAAAGATAAATTTGCAAAGATACTTCGCGCACAGGGGTTAGAAGATGGCAAAGCCAGTATCTTAAATAAAATAACCTCTCCTAGTCTTAAAGGGAAATCAAAGCCAGCTTTTGAAACAAAAGATAGCGAAGCTTTTGACCCTGCCGCGTTTATGAGAGAATAAAATTGATGACAAAATAAAGCAATGCTAGGATTTTGAAAAAGATTTATTCAATTAGATTAAATAATGTATAATTAAATAAATTAAAAAAAATGGCTAAAGTATATACGGGTACGTTCGGAAGTGGGACGGCCCCAGAAAACTCGCTGAATAATGCTCTTATGCAATACCCAGAGATTGCAAGAACTTTAATTCAGCAATATCCTAGATACTCTGCTACCTTCTTATTAGAAAGAACAGGAAGATTTGCACAAGAAAAAGTATTAGGGGATAACTCTTTTGAGTGGAAAGTAATGGGAAGGTACAATACTCCTTCTTATTCAAATGGATGGATTTCAACTGATGGTGTAACATTTGTAGGTTCAACTGCGGGTTCAGGTGCATCTGCTGTATCAGGAAATACATTAACATCTATGGATGCTGATGGTGATGTATTCTATTTATCATTTGATGGACAAACTTCAGGAAGAACTGGAAGTTTCTTAAATAAATTTGACATGGTTAGATTTCAATCTGGTGCTACTGCACTTGTATTGGAAGACCCAGTTGCTGATGTAGTAAGAGCTGCTGCTAATGGTGGTACATTAA